CAGTACCTTCATATGCGCCTAGATATATTTCTTCGAGTGTTTGCCCGCCGGTTACAAAACAGTCAAACGGTACAAACCCGGGCAGCGGTTCAGGTGAAAAGTACATTCTGACTTTTTTGTCTTCCGGCGAGTAATATGTAAAATAATAGGCTTTCTTGAACCTTGATACCACATCACCGGCTGTACCATCTTCAACAAATCCCGCATCGCCAAAAGATGCTATCCAATTTCCGTCACTATCAAGAGTCATTCTTTCTATACTTGCAAACGGTTCAATAAGATCAAAGTCATCAGAATCCATCCCTGCAGCTTGACCTATCCTGGTAAGCTCCGAAGAACTGTCGCTGAGATCCCACTCCACACCATATGCATCGTCTGGGATATTGTGAGCTACCAGCTCTCCTATTCTCGCTCCAACAAGGCCAGAGTGAGAACCATAAAAGTGAGGAGTATAACCGCATCGACCTTTGTTTGTGCGATTCAGCATCCTTGTTTGAACTTCCTGTTCTGTGAGTTCTTCTATGCTAAGACTCGTCTTTTTCTTCTGCCATTTTCTGTATGCCATAGTATCCCTCCTGAAAGAACGAAGGGGCCGAAGCCCCTCCGTCAGAGAGTTTTTTCGTCGTCGATTACTTCTTTCGTTCCAAGACTCTTCACGATAGCCTCTTTCAGTTCTTCGAGTACAACGTTCGTAGCAATGCATTGGAGAGTGACTTTGTTGTTCTCAATGAACTTGTCCGACTCGATCGTAATTGGACCCTTGATCGTGGTTTTTGTCGGATTCTCAAACTTTGCAAGCAGCTTTCCGTTACCGTCGTACAGTTCAATCTCATAAACAATGTTCATAGCATCACCTACGACGTGATGTCGGTCGGAGCGCCCACTATCTGCATCCTGAGAGTTACCTGAGCCTTGTTGCTGGTACTGAAAGTTGCGGAAATAGGTCTGACATACTTGTACTGCTTTCCAAACGCTTTACTAGTTCCGCTGTTGTTAAACAATATCTTCATACCGATTGTAAACCAGTCGGTAGCAAGGTTCGCAGACACAGTGCTTCCGTCGATGGACTTCTTCAGGTACGCCGAACCGTCATTCGTGGACTTGAGCGTGGTTGAGCCGGTGCTATCTTTGTGATTATTGAACCATTCGTTGAGCGCGTACTTGTTTGACGCAACATCTGCATCGTTGATGTCAACTGTGATTGAGAACTCTGGCAGATTGATTGTGTCGTCGCCTTCTTCGATCGAATTGAACACACCTTGAGGGGCGTAGCCTTCTGCCGGAGCGTCTATGACAGGTTCGGGCAGTTCCGGAACGTCGGCATACCCGGTGATGGTCTGGGTAAATGGTGTTGTTGTCGTCGCATCAAAAAGCGAGATGGTCACGTGTTTCTTTCTAAGATATGGTCTTCCCATGAGAAGTTCCTCCTTTACTCGATGAATTCGTAGTACACGGTGATTGCGCGCACCGCGTAGTTGCTGATTGCCGATTGCTGGGAGAGTTCGTATCTGGAGATCTGAAGCTCTCCAACTTGAGTGTGTGCCGCCGGAGGCTCGCCCTCTTCAGGCGGCGTGTAACCCACATAGTCCATGACGGGGATCGCGCCGGCGCCTTCTATCGCCGTTGTGAGAGTGCCAATGACAGTGTCAAGCGTCGCAACGCTTTTGCTGTGTACCAGGAGCTGCGCAAAATCATATTGATACGCTTTCTTTTCATCCTGCCTCCTTCCTAGAGATGTCTGAAGTTCGATGAAGGTGTCCTCCGTCATGTTCTCGTTCTTTCGATCTATGTACCATGTCCCCGAGCTGTATTTGGCTGAGAAGTACATTCTCAGAGACGCTTGAATGTTGCGATAGAGAGTGGCCGTCAATGTGCCTCCCTCCTTTTCTTTTCGATCCAGGCTTCGATCCTGGAGCGAATGAATTCAGGGGCTTTCAGTCTCCAGTCTTCGAGTGTCCTGCGGACGAATCCCGCGCTCGCTGCTTGACCATACTCGACATCAAAGATATATTCCGTGTTGTTGTAGATGTGATAGGCCATAGCGTTTGCGATCTCTTCCAGATTCCAGTTACCTCGAAGATTCCCGGTTACGACAGGCGAGTTGAGTTTCAAGTCTGCAAGTATTGCCAGTGCAAGATCGCGAACAACAAACTTCGCACACTCAGGGTCCATCTTCGCAGCGAGAATCTGAAGGTATCTGTTCAGTTCATCCACATTGGAGCGTATGTGTGCATCTCGATCGCCGTACTGTTTCATGTGGGATTAACTCCGAGAACGAAGTAGCCCTGCTTGATCTCCAGCACGTCGATGCGGTAGTCTGAACTGTTGATCTCCAGTATGTCTGATACTGAAACCTGAGTCGTGAGAATGACCTTCAGAGACTCGAGTGTAAGCTTGCCGTTGCTGCTGGATATCTGGTCCTGTCTCCATGTGCCGATGTAGCCTGTCGTTTCCGTCTCCGTTCCGTATGTCGTTGTTTGCAGGCCTGTGAGCGGATCGATCGCGACTGTGGGATTCGACTTGATAGTGAACGAGGTCTGAGGCAGCTTGTCAATGAAGGCAGGATTCAGGGTCGCGAACTTGCTAAACATAGCGGACTCTCCTGTACCTGTTGAGAGCGTTGAGAATCTTCTGAGAATAGCTACTTTCGTATGTGACCGAAGCGCCTTCGAGACTCTGAGACTTGATACCGGATATCTCCAGCATCTGGTGATCCACCATGTCGCAGGCCGTGAGTTGGAGAGCCGAGGGGAGATCTTCGTCATCGTCGTACCCACAGACACCCTTGATCTCTGCTTCGACCGCCGAGATTATCGCCGTGAGTTGAGTATCTTGAGTCGAGCTTGTGATTCCCCTGAGTGCTTTGTATTGCGTCAATGTCAGGAGTGCCATATAGCACCTCCAAAAAGGGGCCGTCTAGGCCCCTTCGTTAATATTCGAACTTGAATAGATATACCTCGACAGTAGGCACGCCGTTCGTAGCTACTGCGTTCCAGGTGACTTTCACCGAAATATAGCCTCCCGACTTCAAAAACTGGAAGGTTTCGAGTGGCCCGAGCAGGAGACTTGTGGTGTCCGTGCCGGTGAGCGTAGTGCTCAGCGATCCTTTTGATGCACCTCCAAAGTCGCCCGGGAGAATTTCAATAACTATACTGGTGGCGTAAGCTGTGGGCGAGGCATCAGAGAGCTCAGGATCGATTCCAAACATAATACCTATCCGCGGCGAGTCATATGCGAAATTGAATGTACAGGCGTATGTGTCCGTCGAGACGTTGGTCGAGGTCGTAGCCACCAGCGTGAGGGAAGTCATGCCGCTCAGGTCAAACTCCACGAAATCGAGGCCCGTAACCTCAACCGGCGTGGCCGTGATGGTCGTGCCAAAAGTAAGCCCTCCGACCAGGAGGGCGATAACAACAAGCAGGGTTGCAAGTTTTCTCATGATGTCACCTCTTAAGCCTTTGCCACAAGAAGATCGACGAGGCAAGTGGGCTGAACGACTTTGCGGCCGTACACGTAGAGTCCCTTGATCGCGTCCGCGAACATCTTCTCGACTCTGTACGCCTCGGTCTTGTTGACCTGACCGGCGAAGCTGATGGCCTCTCTGGTCCCGGCAAGGACGTGGTAGTCGGTGCCTCCGGCTGCGATATCGAGGTTGTTGGACCAGAGCACAGAGAATCCGGCGACTACGGGGACGACTCCTGTGGCCATGTAGTTCTGCCATGCCTGCTTGTAGTCGTCATCCTTCAAAAGGACTCCGTGATACCAGGGCGGAATGACTATCCATCTGCCCTCTCTGGGAACGTTGTGCTCATCCATCTCGACACCAACATCGACTATGAGGTCGTAGGGGTTTTCATCTCCCGCTCCGTTTCCCACAGAGTAGGCGGCCCCGCCGTCGTCCATCGTTATGCCTGCGTCTCCGTGAAGACCCGCGACATCCTGGTCGATCAGGTCCGCAAGAGCGTATGCCGCTCTGGCCATAGCTTTATCCATGAGCGTCACGTTCGACTGGGCGGCGTCCACGTCATCGACGTAGAAGTTGTAATAGTGGAGCTGGTCGATGAGCAGGAGCTGTTGGGCGGAATCGAGCTGGTCGGGATCCGCGATCGCGACGTTTTTAACGTAAGGCTTTACTGTAATGTTGCCTATCTGGTTGATTCTAACTGTATCTCCGGCGGCTTTAATCTCGCCTTCGTAATCTGTATTCACGAGTTGCTTGAACACGAGATTCTTGTCGAGATGCCGCATGAGTCTAGTGCTCCATATCTCGGGAATAAAGTTGTCAATTGGCATTGCTTTTCACCTTCCTTAGAGTTTGATTTTTCCTTCTTCGAACAACTTGTTGAACTTGGCTGGGTCTTTCTTGGCCATTTCCCTCGCCTGCTCGCGGGTTATCATTCCCGGCGCGGGATCGGGGTTGATGGGATCTCGACCGTTATTTTTGAGCAGTTGCTCCGTGAGCGCTTTTTTGTAGCTCTCCAAAGCCTGCTCATACGCCGTGAGTGTCTTCTCCGTGCTCTCCTCGTCAGAACCGATCAGGTTGTCGACTATGTCAACAGGGAGCTTCTTTTCGGTGAGCTTCTTGATGGCAAGATTCTTGAGGCTTTCCTTCTTTCTCGCTGCCGATTCTTCGTTGAGTCGGGCTTCCAACTCCCTGATCTTCTTCTGTTCTGGAGTTTCGGTAGGATTTAGCGTCTTGAGCTTCTCTTCCACGATCTTGTCGAGGTTGTTGCTCTTCCAGGTCTCGATACCCTTTGTGACGTGAGAATCGCGGTAGCTTTTCAGCACGTCGTTTTTCTCGACAAATTCACCCACATTGTCTTTGGTGACGGTCGCCAACGGGTTGAACTTCGTCGTGAATTCCTTGACCTCAGGTGCTTCGAGGTTCTTGCCTATCAGTTCCAATGCTTCTTTGAGTTCCATATATATCTCCTGTCCCTCCGAGTGCCATATGCCCTCAGAGTGTTGTAATTAAAAATCGTGATTTTCTCTAAGACCTTTCTAAATTTCGCTCACTATCCCTCCTTTTGCTGTCTCTTCCATTCACTGTATGTTATGTAATCGCTTATCCCCTTACCCTGAATCATTCTCGTGCGAGGTTCGCTGCCCTCGAAGATCTCTATTGCAGCGCATCTGCAATTACAATCCTCGCTCGCTATGCCAAACATTCCAGGAGCTTTGGTTGTCATGCCCCGAACGTGAAAGTATCCATCTTTGTCATCTATCTGACCATCAAGTTCGCCGTGGGTGTCGCGAGTCTTATTATCAAGGGTGGCCACCCACATCCTCTTGACATCGACTCCTTTTTCTTTCAACCTCTGGTGTGCTTCGAGTTGCGCCTGTTCCTTACACCTGTGACTCTCGGTCCAGACTATTCTCTGGGCTTTCGCATAGTTCCCTTCGAGCGCTTCCTTGAGCCGTTTGGCCGTGTCGAAGTAGCTCTCACCTTTTATCAAACCTTGCGTGACTTCCTGGCGGATGCGCCAGAGGATCTCCTGTCTGTTCTTTTCGAGGACTTCGTTCAGGGTCAGGCCAGACACCGGATTTTGAATCGCTTTCTTGATGAAGTCTTTCGGCAGTACGTACCATCTGAGGTTGATTCCTGTCGCCTGTTCTGCAAGCCAGCCCATGCGGTTGTAGCCTTCAAAATAAACCTCAGATAGAAGAGTCAGGACCTCTTTCGCCTGGGTACGCGAGAGATCGAGAATCGCGGCGTCGAGATCTTTCTGCATCTTTCGAAGCCGGTCGTACTTCTGCATCTCGGCCAGTGTGAGTTTGCCACCTCTCGAGAAAGTCTTGTAGTATTTCTCGAGTTCCTCTTTTGTGACCTTGAGCGACTCGCGGTAGGCTTTCTCCAGTTCCTTCAACTGCCGCTTCGTGAAGCCGTCGTACCATCGCTCGAAGTCGTCGAAAGCGCCCTTAGTTGTTAGCGCCATCTTCCTCATCCTCTTCGAGGTTTACCGGCGGGTAGTAGCTCATTTCTTTCTCTCTCTGCTCGTCCATCATTTTGATGACCTCTTTCGGATCGTCGATGAACGAAGCGAGGGAGTATAGAATCTCATCCGGCACGATGCCCTTGAGCGCGGCGAGGATCTGAGCGTCTTTCTCCAGACTGACGGGAAGGTTTCGAGTGAACCTCTGCGTGACATTCAGCCAGTCGAAGTTGAACGCCGGAGCCGAGGCCAGGACCTTGAACATTCTCTGATTGCTCGCCGAGAACTGTCGCTCTGTCGTGATGCACTTGTTCTCAAGCGACAGGAGCTTGTACTTTCTCGACTCGCCCGAGATGTCGCTGGTGAATTCTTTGTCGGCGAAGTTGACAGACTTGGAGAATCTGAGAATGTTGGCTTCAAGTCTGTTCAGATGTGAGTCTATCGCAGCAACATTTATATTTTTCTCGATAAAGGCAAGATCCGCGCCTTCGGGGAGATTGAAAGCCCCCGTGCGCTTCGCAACCTCCACAACTTCCCTCGTGATGTCGGCACCTATCGCCTTCATGTACGCCAGCCTCCATTGCTCAAGCTCGGAGTCGAGGTCTGACTCTTTACGGTCGTAAGCGTCTATGAGACTGAGAACCTTCTCAGAGTCACCCAGACGTTCAAGGTTGTTTGGGTACTCGATCAGAGGAACATAACTGAAGAAGTGAGTCTGCGGATTAAGTTTTTCCGTGTCGTCCAGGACGTAGCCATTCTCGGTCTTGGTGTAGTATGTTACCTTCTCTTTGTCATACCACTCGACCCGTTCCCTTGTTTCTGTCGAGCCGTCAGGTTTGACATACTCCATATCGTAGTATCTGAGAGCGAACTGGACCTCGTCGATCGAGCGGTCCATCACCCAGATGCATTCCCAGGGCCAGGTGTTCATAGCGCGGATCTTCGCCTCGGTATCGACATACAGAAGTCTCGCGGCCGTGCCACAGATCGTGGCCAGCTTCACGGTTTCCGAGTCGAGAAGTTCCAGCCGGTTTCTCAACTCGAAGTCCTCGAAGTCTTTCGAGTTCGCTTCGTACACTGTCGGGATCCCCATGAAGTACCCGACCTTCGTGTCGATGATCTCCGAGAAGAAGTCGTTGTTCAGCTTTCTGTTTATCTTCGTGTCGTCCGCGACCGAATATGAGCGCGTGAAGATAGGGACACCGGCCTCGGACGCTTTGTATCTCTCATACAGGCTCTTCATCGTCTCATGTCTGCCGCTGTGTTCATCTATGAGATCCGTGATTATCTGTGAAGTTACTTCACCGTTGATTCGTATGAGTTCGCGAATTGTGTTAAGGTCCATGATTTACCTCCACGCCGAGTATCCGGCTGTGATTTTGCGTCTCAGTCTCACAGGTTCGATCGCATATCTAAGTGCCGCGATCGCGTCGTCTTTGAATTCGATCGGTTCATCCAAGACATTGCCGTCTTTGTCTTCTTTGTAGCTGTATTGCTGAATCTCAGCAAGCAGGTTTGGGCACTTCTTCGAGATGTGGATCTTGTGTCTCTTGAGCCAGTCGATACCATCTTTCACAGAACCTTTGCCCTTGACCGAACCGCTGATTCTGAAACCAGACTGCTGAAACTCTTTGATTCTCGCGGGTTCGGCTGAGTCCGCTATGAGCTGCGAACGCTTGTCGATCATCCTGCCGACTTCCTGAATGAGTTCCGCGTTCGTGAGCCCTTTCTCGTACAGCTCGTCGAAGACGTAGAGTTCATCGTCTTTGAATCCCACACGAACGAGAGCCGAGGGATGATTGAAGCCAAAGTCGAGGCCCTGATAAACAGCGTCAAAGTCTTGCTCTTTGTAGGGAATGTCTTCGAACACGTAGTTGTGGAAGACGAGGTTTCCGAGAACACCCCATTCACCGAGTCCGTATATCTGATAGTACGTGTGATCCTGATTTTTCAAGTCTTCTATGACTTTCTTATATTCGTCGTCCAGGAAACGATTGTCTTTGTACGTCGATTTGTGGATGACACAGTTCTCTTTCGGTTCATCGAAGAAGAAAGCCTTCAACCAGCTCAAAGCCGACACCGGATTGAATGTCATTGTGATTTGCAGCGGCCATTGAGACTTGCCCCTGAGTCGCAAGTCAAGCTGCTGGAAGTCTTCCTGCGTGATCTCGCTCGCTTCTTCGACCCAGATGTCCGTGATACCCGCGATCGACTTGAGCTTTTCCACGTCGTCAAGACCGGTGAAGATGACTTGATTGCCATTCAGACAGCCGATCTCCATGTCGGACTTGTTGACTTTGAAAAGTCCGAGAACCTTCCATACCCTGAGAATCCCCATGATAAGCGCGAACGTCGAATGCCGGTTCGTCTTTGCGACCTTCCTGACTATGAGAAACTTGTGACCTTTCTCCTTCATTGCACGAAGGACGAGTCTCTGGGCGATAAACATCGACTTGCCCGAACCTGCGCCACCGTAGAAGATCTCGTAGCGCGAGCGGTTGTCGAGATACGGTTTGAAAGCCTTGTTGAATATGCGGGTGTGAATTTTAATCGCCATCTTCAACCACGTCCACAGTGATGTCGAGGCTGCCAGAGTGAGCCATCTCTTGCTTGTCTGTCTGGCCGAGGTACTGTTTACCGAGCCAAACTAGCATTGTGTTATTGCCTTTTTCTGCGGCCTTCCACTGTAACCGCCTTAGAGACATCTTCCCGTTGTCCATTCCGTTTTTATATATGCGACAAAATTCTTTGTCTCTCTGAAGAGTCCTTGTCGATATGCCAAGAATCGAGCTGATTTCTTCTTGTGTACACTGAATATAGGCCAGCTTCTCGACAAGCTCATAGTCTATTTTCTTTTTCGGTCTGCCAGCCATAAAATCACTTCCTCATCAATTGAGCTTTCTTGCCTGTGAATTCTTCCCAACGCTTTACGATTACATCGCAGTATCGCTCGTCAATTTCTATCATGTAGCAGATGCGGTTGAGCTGTTCACAAGCTATGAGTGTTGAGCCTGAGCCGCCGAATAAGTCGAGTACCAAATCCGCTTTGTGGTTTTGAATAGCGCGTTTTGCCAACTCCACCGGCTTCTGTGTGGGATGGTATTCATTCACCAACGCTCTGTCAACGTCCCACACCGTTACTTCGTTTTTCGGCCCACACCAATTTACCGTCTTTCCTTTTTTGTAGCAATAATAACAAGGCTCGTGCTTTTGTTTGTACTGTGCCGACAACGCGCCGAATTGTGCATGGTTTTTATTCCAAACTATCTCACAACGAATGACCCAATCTGCGGCTGCGGCTGCGGCTGCTATCCCTTTCACCCCTGCGTGCCAAAGATACAAAGCCGCTTCGTTCGTCGAGAAATCGCGTGCCATTTTGCAGCAAGGCTCGTACAAATCGGTGGTATCATCGCCCGCTAATTTGTTTCGTAGTTTAGTGCCGCCATCGTAATTCACCCCATAAGGCGGGTCAGTGAACACCATATCCGCTTTCTTACCATCCATCAGCTTCTCGACATCTTCTTTGATAGTTGAGTCCCCGCACATCAGGCGATGTTTTCCAAGCAGGTAAATGTCACCGCGTTTTGTCACGGGTTCTTCTGTGTTTTCTAATGCAGCGTCTACGTCGAAACCATCTTCTTCAGGTTCTTTGTCGAAAGCTATCAATTCTCCTATCTCATCCAAATCAAACCCAGTCAGCTCTATGTCAAAGTCTCCTGTGTCAATGTCAGTCAATACGTCCTTTAGCTTGATGAAGTCCCACTCGCCAGAGATTTTATTCAAGGCGACATTGAGAGCTTTCTCCTTTGCGTCGTCAAGGTCAACAACCACGACATCGGCTTCCTCTATTTCAAGCTCACGTAATGCCTTGAGTCTCTGATTACCTCCCACAACGAAGCCCGAGCGTTTATTCCAGACAATAGGTTCTACATAACCAAACTCGGTGATGCTTCGTTTTAGTTTTGCAAGCTCTTTGTCGTCAATCTTTCGCGGGTTGTATGGAGCACACTTTAAGTCGGAGACTTTCTTCTTTTCTATCTGCATTCAATCCCTTCTTTCTCTCTCTGATACTCCCGATCATGTTTGATCCTTCGATTCGCAAACCTTCGCACACACTTCCACGAGCAGAAGTCCAGCCCGTCGAGCTTGTGCCAGTGATGGGTCATATGTGCAGTCTTTCCACATTCGTCGCATTGTATGGCCTGACTCAAAATGACCTCCAATAAAAAGGGAGCCCGAAGGCTCCCCGAACACTGCGTTCTGCCAGCTTTTCTACGTGCTTGGCCGTATCTGGCAAAGTATATGCTCCAAGCAGCTGCGACCATGAGTGGGGCACCCCCCCAACACAGCCGCACCACGTGGGTAACACAAATAAAGGCCGTGGCACGAACGGATTCGAACCGCTACCCTTCCGTTTATGAGACGGATGCGCTGCCATTGCGCTACGTGCCTAGCCTTATAACTTTATTTCCGTGGAATAAACCTGTTCGGCTTTACCAAACCAGCAGTAGTGATTATAGACGACCTGCTGGTGGGCAGAAGTCGCAATTCAGATAATTCATAGCTGCTTTCACAACGGCATCAAAGAGATAGTCTTTCGCCTTTTGTGCCTCCGATAGCTCGTAGTAAGGAACTAAACACGGATGGGTCTTTTTTTCATCGTCTTTAGTCTCCCCATAAACCCAACCATTAGCCAGCCTATATTTCATCCAGCGATCGTGCATTTTCTCTGGTGTGTTATCGGGATGTTCAGACGCATACCTAACGCCATCAATCGCGGAATCTTTTTGCCACTGTGGCGCTAAGTGCCACGGTTGAACGTCTTTACCCTCCGTTGCATTAACATAAGCCCTGTTTACTTCGTGACAAATTGCTGCAACTTGCTCGATAGTTACTTTCATTCGCACCCTCCCTCTAGTAAGTTACTGAGCCTTATTTCACGGGATTAAAGCCGTGTGAGTTTACATGAAAAAAGGCCCTCTCGGGCCCTCTCGGGCCTTCTCAGTTTTTTAGCACTAACATATTTTAGCACACTTGTTTCAAAAATAGCAAGTGGCTGTGGCGTGGGTGAAATTATGCTCCTCTCCACATCTTCCTGGCCAGTATCAACGCAATATGATCGAGTTTTCGCAACGCCTTCACTCTCCAGAACCTCCCTGCGTTGTCACACCCTCTCGGCGCATCGGCGATCATCTGGCCTACCTCTTCAAGTGTCATCCCCTCGGAGTACCTCCACCCCCATGCCCGGCGATCTTCATCCGCGAGAGACTCCATCGCTCCGTCCATGATTTCCAACACCCGGACCGCTGAGGCGTCTTTCGTGATCTTCTCGTTTGGTTCAATGCGGTCCTTCTGGAGGTATATTATGGACGAGGTGGAAAAGATCATACTTTCGGTGTGTCGCTCGATCGTCTCGCGTGAGGCCCAGAGTTTATGGACCTGTTTCGGGGCCAGCATTCGACCCTCCACGACTCGAAAAACGATATCCCACAACGAATCATTCATAGCCCCACTCCTGAATGGTGCAAGGGCCGTCCCCGCGGCCCTCATACCTTCGTTTTCTCTCTGAATCTCGTCTCTTTCTCCATCAGTTCGATCTCTTCCTGAAGCGTGAGATTACTCCGCATCAGTCGGGCGTTCTCTCGTCTCAACTCTTCAGCCTCGCGCTCAAGATCTTCACGGGTGCCGTAACCGAGCATCCCGGAAAGGCAGTACCCCGCGCAAAAACACCCTGAAGCCAGTAGAAATATCCAGATTCCCATTATTCCACCTCCGCAAATTCCCGAATGATCCTGTCGATCTTTCTCGTATTTGGAAACAGTTCGTCATATGGCACTTTGAACAACCTCGCGTAGCTGGCGGCATACGAGAACGATATCCGGTCAATTGCACCGTCCAAGATGCCGCGCGTGAGTTCTTGTCTGATCCTGTGTTTGGTTAGTTGCCCGACGCTCAGACCGGATTCAAAGAAAACTCTGCGGAACACCGTCATGTTGACTCTCTGCATCTCTCTCCTCCGGATTCTCGTTCATGTCGGGCGTGAGCAAGAAGCCGCAGTTCTGGCAGTTCCAGGGGCATTGCTCGACTGCACTGTGCCAGACAGAGCCGCACAGTGGGCAGGTTCGCTTAATCATTTGTGGCCTCCTCCCTTCGATTCTCTCGTTCTTCTTCAGGCCCATAGATTTCGTCAGCTCTTGCCGCTTCTTGAAGTTGTTTCTTTATCCTCTTTTTCTCAAGCCTTTCGGGAGAGGTTACTTTTTCTTTCTGTCTGTTGAGGAATCTGTCAACGTTCTTCATTCCCTGCCTCCTTCTTCTCGAAGTTCACGCACCAGAATGTTTCGTGGAGCAAGAAACCACACTCATTCGTGCTGCAATCGATCATCATTCCGGTGTAATCGACCTTTTCG